TGCACAGTTGTTCGTAACATCGCCGACTCATCAGATAGTAACCATCCCCGTGGGAATTCCACACCGCCAAATACCAATCCGCACCGACTTCCACGGCCCATATGATCTCTGTGGCATGTCCGCCGCCGCTGCGTGGTGCGCTGTCCATGACCCGCTTTGGCGCACCCGGCACCGTCTTCCACGATACGCCCCAGAACGTGCCAATATGCCCTGTTGCACCTGCAGCGAGTGCCGCCAACATATCGTCCCACTCGGGCAAATCCTTGACCTCGGTGACGTGTGGCGACTCAACCTGAAGGTCCTTACAGCACCGCACGAACTCCGAAGCCCGCCGGCAGTATTGTTCGTAAGGCCACGCCGCCTCAGTCGGCAATCCGGGATCAACCTGCAGTGCCGGGATACCCTCCACCAGCACTCTGACGCCCGAATGAATCGACGTGCCACGGTCGCCGCCGACGTTTGCCGGCTGCATGACGTATTCGCTCGCGTTGTATGCGTACATTTCGGACAGTACTGGCATTGTGCGCCGACCGCTGCAATACCACGACCGGCATTCCTCACCGTTTGCGGTCGCGTTGCCCTGGCAGTCTGACCGCTGTTGCCGCTCCACCTGCATCCGCGTCAATGGGCTGTTTGCCGGGTCCCTGAGCACGTCCAAATACCCGCTGAAATCGCCGGCCCTTGGCATTGCACCAACCCGCCGGCTAACCGCCTCACGCTCCGCATCACTGGGTCTGTGTAGATTTGCTACGCTGACCATCTGCGTACCTCCTGATGTACCGCGCGTGTTTCTCAGCCGTCCAACCCTCGCCACCAAAGACCACCGACTCAGCCCTCAACAACGGCAAAAACGCTTGTTTCCGTGCCTCCTGTCCTGCCACTGCAAACCAATCCGCAGCAGCCTTTTCAGACGTGATTTCCCCCGACTCCAAACGGTCTGCCAGCTCACCCTGCGCCGCCCGCCACGATTTTTCGTAGGCCCTGAAAGCCGCCGCCACATCATCCGCCGGAGGCTGTGGCCTGTTGTCGGGTGGTGTTGTCTCTGCTGCCGTGACGTTCAGAATTCGCCGTCTCAGATCCGTCAAATCCGCAGAACCCGCCGGAAGAATCAACAGCTCTGCAGTCCCAGCAGCCAAGCCACGCACAACGTACCCATTTGCCCGGGTGACGGTCTTTTCCTCCAGCCCCTTGCCGCCAGCGAACCGTGAGAAAATGACCGCTCCCTGTTTGGCGGGGGTGACCTGCAGAACGCCCGCAGGACTGGCCAAAATCACTAACGCGATATCGCTCTGAATCAGGTATAGCTGGTCAGTCGAAAACGTGTCCACGCTCGGCTGTGGCTGCGTGTCGTCCTGAATGACCGGCGAAGGGGCAGGAGGCTCCGGGAATTCAATTGTGCCATCCTGCAGCATTGTCAGCAGCAGCAGGAGGATTCTCATGTGATGCCACACTCAGCACACAGAGCAGCCGCGTCCTTGGCTGGCATTGTGGCTGCCTTCGTCAGAGTCTTGTCGGCCATACGCCACGCCGAATCATAGTCGAGCGAGAACCGCCCGATGTCCGCCGGAATGCCGGTTTTCTGCGCCCGCTTGCGTTCGGACTTCCTGCCGTCCGCGCACACTTTCAGAATGCGTGTTTGCATTCCCGCAATAGCCTTGTTTCGCTCTGCGGGATTCGCCACGATTGCCGCCACATGCTGCTGCGGCGTCTGGTCCTGCTGCTGCCGTCGCTCGCGACATTTCTGCAGCCACGCCTGCAACGCCGGCCACACAAGCTGAAAGATGGTCCCGAATGCAATCGGGTCGAATGAGACAGTTTTCCCGTCGTCATTTATCCCGGTCAGCCCACCACAATCAGCCGCCACCAATTTCGCAAATTTATCGACCTGCTTACCCACGTTTTTGCCTCCAAAAAAACAGACTGTAAATCCGCACGGCACACCACATGCCGATCCGCCGCCATTTGGGCAACCCTGCCTGCTCCAAACACTCCAAAAACAGGGCATCGCCAACCATCCGCTCTGCGCCGGTTCTCGCGTGCTCACACCGCCAGTCATGCACCAGACTTGCCAACCGCACACTCGATTCCAGCGGGTGCCCCATGACACTCCAACAGGCCCTCGGAATGCTGGCCCCGTCCCAACTGTAACCCTCCGGCAGGCTGATTTTATACACCCCGCCGCCGGTTTCTATGACCACGCAAAACGACCGCAGGAAAACCAGCCGCTCGCCCACCAGGCACACCGGCAGATCCTCGCAGCGTGTGCTAGTCACGGCACCACCACGTCCCACAGCACAGCACATTCACCGAACCAGCCCGCCAGACTCTTCAGCGTGTCTTCGGCTGCATCACGGCTGCTGTAGATTTCGCTCGTGCAGATGATGTTTCCGTTTGCCGCTCGCAGCCGAAAAAACCACCCGTGCTCACCGTGGACCAGTTGCCAGCAAAACATCTCAGGTACCTCCGTAATCCCACCACAGGACTTGAAATCGCGGCTGCCGATGGTGTTGCCCGGAGGTGGCACGGCAGCCGCGCGGCCGTCCTGGCCCTGTGTGAATGTGGCGTCCTGCCGTCCTCCGTTGCCGACCATTGTGGCCACGGCGTCCGGGATTGTCAACAGGTTCAACGATCTGGCCTCCACTCGAACCCCTGCCCGGACTCCTGCACGGCCTCATGTACTCGCCGCCAATGTGTCACGTGTTTTGACCACTCCCAGCCCAGCACCCCTCCGAGCGCACCTTTGTATTGATAGTACACGGTCTGGTGTGTCCACGATGTCCCGATCACCCAAACAACATGGGTTCCCGTCCAATACCACCCTGTCCAGATCTGCTCCGGCTCCGGCTGCCGCTCGTTTACGTCCTGCCCGGTTTCGTCGATGGTCCGTCGTGTCATTTTGTTCACGTTCCTCAGAATTGCGCATTTCACGCGGGAAAAGAAAAACAGGCCAAAACGGCTCAAAATGGGTAAAATCAGGGGGGGGGTATGAAATTGAGGAATTTTACTCTCTTATATATACTTAACTACTTACTACCAACCACTTTCGGCAATTGCGCACCTACGTGAAATTCAGGTGAAACGATGGGAATTCTGGCATGTTCACGCAGCCGCAATTGCGCACTTTTGCGCCTGAATTTCAGTCGGTTTGCTCGCTGCTTCGATACTGCACCTGTGCCCGTTTGTTTACCTCTACGGTCTCTGTTGTGACGTCCCCTGACTGGATCAGAGTCTGAAGGATATCCTGCCGCTGCCGTGGTGTCAGTTTGCGGGTGCGTTTGCAAATCTGCGTAAGTGTCCACGGCTCTCCAGGTCGCTCTATCAGCAGTGCTCGCATCTGGTTGACCAATCGCCCGAACTCGCTGCCGGAAACGTGCCTGTCAGCCGCCAGCAGCATCCTGCGGGTGAGCCAGTTGTTCAACCGGATTGCCCTGTCTGCATCCTCCAGCCTGATCGTCGGCCAGCACTCCCCGTTGCACCGGCTGCAGGCGAACAGCAGTGCCAGCTTGTGTGTCTTCTCGGCTGCCCTCGACCATATCGCCGACCGCGTCGGGTCTTCGGTCATCCGCCGCTTGCTGATGTCGAGTGTGTGTTGGTGCAGTCGCTGCTGTGCCTGCTCATCCCGATCGACCTTCCGCGGGTGTGCCCCTGGCACCACGTCTGCCAGATTGCCCGTGCCGGTCTGCAGATCCAGCCACCACCGCGCCCGGTCAATGATGGATTGCGGAATCTCATCCTCTGACGGCTCCTGATAATCCACGTATCGTGGACTTTCGAACACCAGGCACCGGCCAATCAATCCGCCTTTCAAATTGTCCTCGGTCAACGACTCCCAGAACCCTTCCGGGACTGCTGTGCCGTACAGCACCGCGTGCGGATACTGCAGCCGTTTGATTTTGCTGCGGTCCCCGTATGCGTCCGCAATCCACTCACCATCAGCGGAGGAAAACAACTGCATCAACACTGCGGAAATCTGCACCAAATGCGGGCTTCCCCGGTCCTGCATGGCCATCACCAGATGGCTGATTTCATCCAACTGAAACAGCGTCAGCCACTGTTCTGCCATCGTGGCAATGATCCCGGCATGGCTGCCAATCCGCTCCGGCCCCACGGTTTCCCCGTGCCCGGCTGCCCGCAGGATCAGTCGATTGAGTTTGCGGGAATGGTCCTTGCCCCCTCCTGACGGTGCCAACCCCAACACAAAAAGATTCGTCCGTGTCCGGCCCTTATCCACGACCTTCCCGCCGGTCAACACACTCATCAGGGCAATGGCTCCGGCCAATGCCAGCTCCGGCAGCGGATAGTGTGCCGTCCGCAGGTTGTAGTCCATCACGTCACCAATCAGCCCTGGAATCTCCAGCAACTCGGACGGCAGTTTGTGGTCCGGCCCTGCAGCAGGCTTGATGGTCGCCGGTCTGGGTTTGTCCAAAAATGACAGATCTACGTCAACCTGCGGAATTTCAGGAGGCAGCTTGTCCGCCCGTGGTGTCCCCTTGCTGCCACCGTTCACCACCGCCCGTTCCAGCTCGACCTGCTCCAGCGGGGGCAGGTTCCGGCTGTTCCACTCGCTGACCAGATCCGCAATCTGGTCTGGCGTCAATCGCCTGCCGTCGTGGTCCGTCATAGCGTGCAGATGCCCGGACAGGGAAAACGCCGCCGCCTGTCGTCCACCCTCCAGCACTCCCGGCACCTCGGCTGCGTAGGCTGTCGCCCGTTTCAACAACCCGTCATCAGAGACCACGCCAGAACGCACAGGACTGCGTTTGACGGCCTCCGGCTGTTTTGGCGTCAAATACTCCCTGCACAGCCAGTCAATCGCCTGTTGCCCGTCTCCGATGGCCTCACAGTCCCCATACACCTCGCCCGTCACCGTCCAGAATCTGCCGTGGTCGTAGCACTCGACCTGCTCCTTTTCGGCACCAAATTTGTGCTGGCAGGTGCTGCCCTCCGGCTTCCGCGCCCGTGTCAGAAATTTGATGCCGCGTCCACTGGGGGACACCTCGGCATAGCTGCAGCCGATCAGCCTGGCGACGATCGGCAGTGCCCATGCCCGCAGATTGCCGGACTCGTCCAAGCAGTTGTCCAGGTCCACGCCTGTGTAGGGTGCCTCAACCACCGTGGCAATCTTCGGCCTGCCGTCCACCGCCGCGAAGTCGTTCCACGTGTCCGGGTCATTCGATTTCGCCGGGCTGCCCGTGCATTGGATCGGGACTTTGTTGCCGCGCCGATCCTCCCACAGCATCCATCGTCGCAGGGCTGTCAGTTCCGCCGGCACTCTGCTGTAATCCATTGTTGCACCCAAACAAAAAACCGCACGCCCTGCCGGATGCGAAACGGCAGGACGTGCGGGCGAGACCAGCCGATCGGGCTGGATTGGGGCATTGTCTTTGTACCGCGCACCCGTTCGCATCTCGGCTGCGCGGTCGTCACATTATGGGGCAGCCTGTGCCCGTCGTCAATCTTGTGCCAGCCCTGTCAGGTGCCGCATGATCTGCGGAAGATGCTGCAGTGTCTCGTTCGCCAGGTGCTCATTATCAACCGCCCGGATCGGCTCCAGCCATTCCAGCACCGTCTCAACCGCTCGTGCGGTGCCCTGATTCCATCCCTCCTCAAATCGGTCTGCAATCGCCTGTGGAACCTGCTGCGCTGCGTCCAGTTCGATTTGCAGCCTTCTAATCGTCTCAGCCTGCTCCGCCCATTCGGCAGCAACCACATTCAGTCTGTGCTGCAGGTCAGTGTTCGCCTTGCCTGCAGCATTGAAAGCTTTTTCCTGTGCCTCGTTAATTGTGCGCAGGCTGCCCACCAGTTCCTCCAACTGTGTGACCCGCCGCCTTTCGGTGCCCAGAAGATTCTGCACATAGGACACCTCGCTGCGTAGTTCCTCGATTTGCTGTTCGGCCTTTGCCGAATCGAGCACACCAGATTCCTCCAGTAGGTGCGTGACGTCGCGGACCAGGCCATTCTGCACCGTGTCGCCCTGCCCCTCAATCTCCGCCAGTTGTTCCGTTGTCGTTTCGTCAACCATCGCTCGCATCTCCCTCAGAATGGTACCTCATCACCCCAATCATTCACCGGCGTGACCAACTCAGCCACGCGCGTGGGCTTTTCCTCAGTGAATTCAACCTTGACAATCCGGTCAAACTGACCGTCTTTCTTGACCAGTAGCCGTGACGGCTTCCGGCAGGCTCCCCGGTTCAGTGCCACCACGGCCTCTGCCACTGTCCCCGGCACCGGGAACTGGCTGCGGTCCTGCCACCATTTGTACGCCTTTTCAAATGCAAACCCGCTGTGCTCGAAGCACACCCATTCCCGAACCACGATCCACGCCAGATTGCCGGGTGGCATGGTCTCATCACTCACCTGATAACTCACGCACAGCGTAGGCGGTTTCTCGCCTGCCCCGCGTTTCTGGTGCAGGTGCCAGTCCATCCGCTCCACGTCGTACCATTGCGGGGGCAGCTCGCCGACGATTGCCGACTTCGTGTCCATCTCGCTGCCGTGTCTCGGCTCCCTGTCCATCTCCCTCACAAACATGTGTCCGCATTCCGTGCACCGCACCGCGCTCAGCGCACACTCTGCCCGGCACTTCGGACAGACCTTTGAGGGTGCCTCTGATCCGTCCGCGTTCCGTGGCTTGCTCACCCCGTAATCGTCAGAATCCAGTGCCCCGTGCCGCTGCAGATTGCCCCCAAAATCCAGAATGAGACAATCCGTTTTGCCGTCTGCCATCCGCAGCCCACGCCCGACAATTTGCGCGAACAGACCGGGTGACATTGTCGCCCGCAGGACTGCCACCGCGTCAATCCGTGGCGCGTCAAATCCTGTTGTCAGGACGTCCACATTCACGCACCACCGCAAATGACCGGCCCGGAAATCTGTCAGCACTCGCTGCCGTTCGATTGCAGGTGTTTCGCCTGTGACCAGTCCCACGTCTTGCCCCGTCAGATCCCGCAGGGCTGCCGCCACCTGTTCCGCATGACTCACACCCGCACAGAACACCAGCACACTATTCCGGCCTTCGCAGGCAATCGTCAACTCACAGCAGGCAGCGTGAATGATGTCATCCCCGCTGAATGCTCGCTCCATTTCAGCAGCCACAAACTCACCACCACGGACTGCCACGCCTTTCAGATCCGCTTGCGAGTCTGCCGGATTGTTTGTCAGCCTGCTGAGATATCCACCCTCAATCAGCGTCCCCGTTTTCGCCTCATAGCAGACCCCGGAGAACAGCCGACCATCACCGCACAGACTGCCCTCGTTTGTTCGGTATGGTGTCGCGGTCAGCCCCGCGCAAAACATCCGGGAATTCAGCTTCCGCAGCTCCGCCAGAAACTGCCCGTACATGCTGCCCGCATCGTCGGAAATCAAATGTGCCTCATCAATCACCACCAGCCCGCGTTTGCCGAACTCCGCCGCGTCCCTGTAAACGCTCTGAATGCCGCAGCAAATCACCGCGCTGTCAATGTCCCGTTGTTTCAATCCTGCGGAATTCAGCCCCACGTGCAGCCCCGTCAGCCGCTCAATCTTCTCCGCGTTCTGCTGCAACAACTCCTTTCGGTGCGCCAACACCAGCACCCGTTGCCCCCATTCTACGGCCTGCCGAATCAGCAGTGCAATCACGATGGACTTCCCCGCTCCGGTCGGCAGGACGATCAGCGGATTCCCCTGACCGCTGCCGATGTACTGCCACGCCGCCGCGTTTGCTTCTGACTGATACCACCGTGCTTCCATCGCTCGCATCTCCCCGCCAGAAATCCCGGCAGCGTTTCCGCTGCCGGGACTGCACACCACCAACACACACCCATCAACCAAACGGATTTGCCATCTGCCCTGCAGTGGGGGCTGGATAGCTGGTCTGCGTCATCGGCTGCCCGCTGCTGCGCTTGACGGCATAGCCTTTGACCTCGTTTGACTCACGGCCCTCGTACTCACGCACGTCAACCGTGACTGTCAGCAGCCGATTGTGCAACTGCACAGAATCGCCGGGATTCGGAACACCCACAGAATCCTGAATGGCCTTCAGCCGCTGCTTTGCGATCGCGACCGCCTGTGCGTTGTTGTTGAACAGGTTCAGCCGGTCCCAGATTTTCCGGCCCTTGTACGGCCCATCCTGAACCTGCAACACCAGTTCGAGGAACTGCCCGCTGCCGTTCTTCGTCGGCTTCAGTTCGCTGTCTGTGATGACAGCCTGATACTCACCGGCTGGCAGTGCTCCCCGTGGGGTTTCCGCCTCAACACCGGACATGTCGATACCTCGCAAACTCGCCATCTCAATTAACCTTTCGCATCTGAAGACACACCCGAAACATACTGAGCATACGCAGCCCAGTTGAAGTCAATTTCACTCGGCAACGCCAGCCTGTTTTTGGCCAGTGCTCCCGGCGTTTCAACACACCGCAAGTATCTCTCACCAGATCCAGCAGCGATCGTTCGTTCTCGGCTGAAACCCTGATCCTCTTTGCGAGTATAGACCCGATAGGACGCAAACAGCACTTCGTCACACCACTCCTGCAGCAGTGCCGATGCTGTGTCATGCAATGCGGGCTGGTATCGGTCATAGCTGTCGGCAAGTGGATCCTGGTGCTTCCGGATGGCCGTATGTGCCAACAGGATAATGCCCATGCCATTCTGTGTCCGCAACCAATCCAGCATGGTCAGCAGTTTATCCCAGTAGACAGTCGCAGACTTGTAACCAGCACCAAACGGAATGTCTGCGATAGACTTTTTGTTGGCATCACTGGCGACCTGTGTGTGAATCAGGCTTTCCAGCCAGTCTACAGTGTCAATCGCCAGCCACTTGAACCCGTGCTGCTGCTGCGCCAGCCATGTCAAACAGTCCACGACCTGATCCCACCTCAACAGGTGTTCTGTCTTTGCCGCCTCGATGTCGTTCAATCCATCTTCAAGATTCAGAAACAACACCTCGGGGGCCTGCGCTGCCCACGACGATTTCCCGATCCCGTGTGTGCCGTACAGCATCACGCGCCGAGGGACTTGCTTTTTGCCTGTCGTAATCTTCACAGCTCGCATCTCCTGAAAACAACCATCGTACCTCAGCCCACTGTGGGCTGATTCATTTCTTTCCCGCTGCCCTGCAGCAGCCGCTTGACCAGATCCGGGTGCATCCTCTGGCGAGGAATCCACGGCATCTCCCCAGGATCCCACTGGCTGCCAGGACCAGTCCGACCAAACTCGCGGTCTTCCCGATCCTGTGCCATCGTCTCCGGCACCCCAAACCACGCCCCAAACTTATCCCCGCTCATTGTGCCTGCCTTTCCACGGTCCACCGGCTTTTGCCTTTGGCGTCCAAATTCTCCTCCAGATTCCAGCCCCGCACACCACCCGCTGCCGCCAGCAGATTCCGGACGTTCAATTCGCTCTGATACCTTACAGGCAGTATCAGCCGTTCGCCCGGCTTCAAACGCTGCAACCGTGCCACAAGTCGCCTGTCAATCATCATAGCCCGGCTTCCCCTCCAGCTCCGATCGAATCAGCTTGACGTGTTTGGGTGCGCTGAAATACAGCCGTGCCCGGTCGCCGCGAATCTCGACCATTACCACCTCAATCGTCGTATCACCGCACCGGATGATTACAGACTCCTGTGCACGCCGCCCCAGCGTCAACCCGCCGTTGCCGTCGCTGTTCGTCCTGAACTTCTTCGCCTGTTTGAGTGGTCGCGGTGCATCCACTGGGACCGCTGCCACTGCTGCTGCTTTGCGTTTCATGTTAGCTCCAGTATTTCAAGCCACGTCCAACCCTGCTCACAGTCTGTCCACCGTTTATCAACCGTCAGCCGTGCAACCTGCGTATCGTCCTTCCATCGGTCTTTCAGTGCATCCAAAATGGCCTTCGTCACGTTGTCGATATCTGGTTTCTGTGTGTGCCATGCCTCACGCATCGCCGCCTGTTTTTTGTAGCTCCAGCTGACTGGCATTGGAAACGCCAGTTCGATGAAGACATTCAGCGGACCAACAAACACCGGCCAATCTTCTGTGTATTCCGCAATACGCCGCTTGTACTCGTGCACCGGATGCTTCTTTGGCAGATACGTTCGCGCAAATCCGCCTCGCGCTGAAACCCTGTGTCTTGGCTGTGCTACCGGCGTTCCAGGAATCTCGATCCCGTGTTTTTCATGGCTCATAATCAGGTGCCCCCTTCGCCAACCCGTTGCTGCGGACAGTCTGAATCTGCACCGCTGTTCGCTTCGGTCCACACCAGCGTTTCGCCCGTTCTTCGTCCGACCAGTTGGCCTGCTCTGCCAGACACCGCCGCCGCAATTCATCCTCCGGAATACGTGGCTCACGTTCCGGCATCTGATACGCCAGACGATGCGGACCGACCTGCACATACTCGCCCGATTCCATTTCCACGATGTACTCGTAATCCTCTTTGCGCACCGCCGCCAGTACCCTGTGAATTCGTCCGGGCTGCCAGTCGTCGGGAATGTCCATTTCCACCACAACCCGCTCGCCCAACTGCCGAATCTTCTTTGACCTTAGTGGCATCGTCGTTCCCTCCTGTCATGTGTCAGAAAAACCACCGGCGAATCATTCGCAGCGGGCGCGTAACCGTCAGCGGACCTGTTGAGTGCTGCGGTGGTTTGTTGTGTTGTTTCAAAATCCCTGCCTTGCCCAACCGTGCCCTGCCCGGCCTGGTCCTGCCCTGCCGAGCCAGGTGTTGTTTTAAAGTCCCTGCCACGCCCTGCCACGCCGCGCCTCGCCCCGCCCCGCCTATGCTTTTTTGAATAGCTTCGGCCTGTCGCGTTCCACCGGCTGCACCGGCAGATCGTCCGTCACCCTGCGCAACATACTCAACTGCTGTGCCTGCCTGCCAATCGTCCTGTCATGTTCCACCCGTTCCTTCGGTGTCAGTGCTGCCACGTTCACCGCCAACAATCGCCTGTGTGCCCTGCGTGCAATTTTCAGCCCGTCCCGATATCGCTTCGGATTGTATTCCGCCGCCTCCCGATCGTTCAAAATCTCAATCCCGTGCTTCACAACTCGCACCGTGATGTCTCGATTGTGCCGCCGTTTCAGTTCCTTTCGGACTGCATCCATCAGCCCCAACATTGCCACCGCAAACCGCTCGACGTCCTGCCCCCGCTCCATGTTCAGCAGCCGTTCGCATTCGAGCACTTCAATCCGCGTTCCCAGTGTCAGTTCCAGTCCACTCAGATCCATCGTTTTGCCTCCAGTGTAGAAAAGTCCTTGCCTTGCCCCGCCCAAACTCGCCAAGCCGCGCCTTGCCGCGCCCGGCCGTGTCATGTTTCAAATCCATGCCTTGCCCAGCCTTGCCCGGTCCATCCTTGCCCCGCCTAGCCACGCCGCGTGATGTTTCAAATCCCTGCCGTGCCTCGCCCTGCCGCGTCGCGCCCTGCCCAGCCAGGTGATGTTTTAAATCCCTGCCTTGCCGTGCCCTGCCTCGCCATACCTTGCCGGGCCTTGCCTTGCCCCGCCCGGCCGAGCCTGGCCATTCCGTGCCGTGTGGTGTCTCAAGATCCCTGCCACGCCTTGCCCCGCCTTGCCATGCCTTGCCTTGCCCAGCCTTGTCACAAGACGGCCACGTCAAACCGGCCAAACTTCGGGCGGAAGTCCAGCAGCCCAACCATACGGCCAGCATCCCCAGCAGCCTTCACCAGTTGCTCGCCGTTGATCTGTTCATCGTCGAAGTCGGCAGTAAATTCAATGGACCAGTCGCGGAAAATCGGTCGCGTCCGCATGACTCGGCTGTTGTTGACGATCACCGCCCGCACGTCTGCAAACTCCTCAGCACGCGACCACAGTTCATCAATCGTCAACTGTGCTCCATAGTTCAGCACCGCATCATCTGCCACCATCACGGCACTCTTGAACGCCTTCCCGAGTTTGGCCTTTTTCGCACCCTCAACCAATGTTCCCTCGATGTTGCTCGATGGCACAATCACGCGCCCCTTTGCGTCGAGATACAGAGACGCCCGGAACTCCAGCCGCTGCAGCTCCAGATGATGCTCATCCGTTTTTTTCCGCAGCCCGGTAATCGCCTTCATTTCTTTGACCAGCGGGTTCAGCGGATTCGCCAATGCCCCGTTGTGCATCAGCAGCGGAGCGATACCCACAAACCGGAAACCAATCGTCTGAACAGCCATGCCACACCTCCGAAAACCAACCAACCAACCAAACCAGCGGCGCACCATACGCCGCTCGTGTTGTATTCGCCCCCGGCCCTGCAGTCACCGGGAGTCGTCGCGAGGCTCGCGACTGCGGACTGCAGGACC